ACCTCGTATTCCCTGACCCATTCAGCAAAGAGAGGCCATTCAGACTCTATCAAGTCGGTGACACTGTACTGACTCTAACAGACATAGGTAAAGGCAGGACTGTCAGCAACGTTATGACAAATGTCCACTTCTCAAGAGTCATAGAATTCTTCAAAACTATCGCCATATTCCATGTTTATGCTCCTGACATACATGGGTTGGAGCTAGAAGGTAACAGCATAATTAGAATCTTCAGGAAAGTTTGTGAGATAGGATTAGATACTCCACATGGTGTTGGTTCTGTCTTTAAATGTGCAAGACAGCACTTGTTCCTGGAAGGTGATAAATCCAGGTCTCTAGGAGTCAGTCCAAATAGCCTTTTCACAAGTGGTTTAAGTGGTGTTAAACTGAAGTACGGTCAGAAGATGGCAGACTATCTGCTTGATAGAACTGCAAACAGGAAATCTGCATTGAACCTTGCTAACATCTTCAGAGTTGTCCCACACCCTGACGGAGAGATGGATAAAGTTTTTGACTCAATCGAGGGGATTAAGGAATGTAATGAGGCTGATGACAGTGCTATGCCGAATTTTGAAGGAATAGCTAGGAAATCTATATATGAGTCACTATCCCGTCAGCGGGTTGTTTTGAGGGCAAGGGCAGTTGATCCTAACAATACTGTTTCCACACAGTTTGCTGATAGTATTAATAAAACTAGCACTCCAACCTCATCCCTTATGCAAGCTGGGTTTGCTAAATGGAAACTGATTGAATTTGAGGAAGCACCTGGACTCTTTGACTCAGAGAAACAGAGTATCCCAGTGTCAAATAAGTCTTCTGCTCCAGAAGCTAAAGTTAATGATAAAGATGCACCTCTTATAGAGGAGGCTAAGAGTTTCAGACAACTACAGGAAATGAGAAAGAGACTTAAAGCAGTTAACGATGTTGTTTCTGTTTTGGCTGGTAAGGACAGTCTAGATTTCAAATCTGCTCGGTCACGATTCAGGTCTGTTATAAAGGCACATGAGGATTTTGAAGGATCTTATCTTGAAAAGGGGGTAAAAATAGATGACATACCATCTGATGATCTGATGAATTTCGTGCTCAGTGATAGTAACCATTCTTACACTGTGTTGACTGAACCGAAACTAGGAGAAGTTCACAAAGAAATCACTAGGTTATTTTATATGGCAGAGCAGGCACTCAAAGTGCTAACGCAAGTGTGTGAAAGGTTCACTAAGAAAGTAATCAGTAAATCATCAGGGATTTCTATTGTTAAGACTTACAGAGCAAGGAGGAAGGAAATTGAAGAGATGCTACACGCATATACTGGTGGGATTGAGATAACTGATGAAGAAGGAAACAGGGAAGTTTTGTATATATCATTTGATATGAGCGAATTTTCTAAAAGGTTCCCTCAAAAACTAGTGAGGGCTATTGGGAAGATCCTCAGTGAGATATCGGGGAAGACTGGATGAGTAGGATTGATTTGTTCTTCAGAGCAGCAGTAGTCTTCCATAACACAAGGGGATTCATGGGCTACAAGGCAGGTGTCAAGGGGGGTTTCGAAGGATTCCTAAACTTCCTGTGGACTCTTGCAATGAAAGTAGTGATGGACATTGCAACTTCTTCAACAGGAGTTCAAGGTGTCTTAGCAGTATATAGTGATGATGGACTCTTACGCCTATATCTTGATGGTAACAAGGTTGAAGCTAGAATGAAAACAAATAGAATAAAGGAAACATTCAAGAGATATGGCCTGATCTTCCATCTTGACAAAACAGTTGCATCTCCAGACATAATGGAATACTTAGGTTTGTATGGTGAGGAGGGAATGCTCATCCCTACTTGGCTCAAGGAAGTAATGAGCATTGGTAAAAGGAAACAGTCTTCAGGATTAGAAACGGTCAATGACAAGATTATGTTATGGGATTCGCAGTGCAGTGCTGTTGTTAAAGCAAATGGTCCACATTATCCTTCAATGCTAGTGAAAACTATGATGGCTATGACAACACTACGTAGACTTAACAGGAGGGTTAGCTCAGTCACGCTTGCGTGCTTAACAGCTATACCGAATTCTGCAGGTGGTTTCAGAGTTTCATCAATAAGTGAGTCTGGGATAGTGAGTGGTATAGACTCTTTTTCTGAATTTGCGGCTGATTTAGAATGTATCCGTGATAGATACCCATCAAATGCCAACGCTATAGCAATGACTGTTTTCAGAAACCTAAAAACACCTAAGGATGCTAAGAGAACCCTAATTACTGGAAGCTTCCTACAAACCTATTTGAGTGACACTTCTGGACTTTCTATCGCACGAAATTTAGTTGAGGGGTCATCTTTAGACATAGGCTTTGCAAGGGACCCTGTCACAACTCAGGTTAGAGAGCAAATATTATCTTCACTAGAGACTTGCTTCAATATAAACACAAAAAACATTAGGAACCTTGTTGCTGAAGTTCCTGCAGTTGTGAAGTATAACAAAGCTGTAGCAATAATCAAAAGCAGTGCAGCACTACAGTTTGTTGATAAGAATAACATAGCCAGGGCACAGTCACGTGATACTAGGAATTGTAGGGACTCAATAACATTCTGGGATAGTGAAATGAGAGGATTTGGTGGTACAAGCAGTAGTATTGATGCTAGAAGGTTCGCTACTCTAGTGAAAGACAAGCTTTACCCTGGATTTGATATAGCTGACCATAAAGAGAGCCCAAGAGTAGCATTGAGAGTGACTCCTAGCGACGGTCACATACTATCTACTTTCGAGATTACGAGGAATGGTCTAATAAATGATCAATTGTATGTGGAACCTAGTATGAGGTTTTTAGGGGCTCAACTAACTCCTGAGATAACTGCTGAATCAGCTTACAATACAAGTCAGAGAGAGTTCGATAGATTCCTGTCAACTGCAGCTAGGTTATACTCAACTAACCCATCCTTTCTCCAACTCTATGTTACGATCGCAAATGCCTTCAGATTACCTTGCCCCTCCCTGCCTTCGTCAAGTGTGACTTCTGCACATAGGTCAAGTAGGAACTTCGGGATGAATGCCGTAACTACGATATTACCTGTTCCCTTCCACGCTTTAATAAACTCAAGAATGTCTCCTAGAATGTGGAGCTCACTTAATAAAGAAGGCAGGTATGATAGAACGACACTAGTCGAGTGTGCTAACGTTGCTACCTATATAAACCTAAATAGACGATATCCTGGCCACAAACACTACCGGCCAAAAGCTGAAACAATTAGTTACAATATTAGGAACTTCGAAAGAAATACATCTAATCCAGTGTTTGAAAGCTTACTTGTACCTGATCATGATCTGATTGATAATAATGCCACAAGAATCTTCACATCAACTATAGTTGAGGAGAATGCACAAGCTGATCTACTGGAGAGAAATATCATGACTGCTGGACTTATGGAATGTGTAAAAGATGAACCATTAGTCAAAGCCATACTATTAACAAGATTCGAGAAGTGGCTATATTCATGCATAAATGGTGGTGTCAGTAGAACAACAGCTCCATATGACATACCAGATCCATGGAAAAGAGATATATTCATAGAGGCTAGTATAAGTGTGGGGTTCAGACTTTGCACTCCTAATGTCAAACGTGCAGTTCAACTAAACATGAATCAGTTTCTGGAAGAATATGCTGAATTTAGTATAGAAGATTGTGTCGAAGATGAGCAGGCCGTTATGGATTACAATATAATGACACAGGGCAGAGGTCAAACACATGAATTTATGTGCTTAGAAATCTCCAAAGTTGCTAGATCTGTTTCTAGTATAAATATGGATGATAGGTTGAGGGATGAGTTGATTGATCTGAATGTCTCACGGCATCCTTACATGGGCCATGTTCTTATGTTCTTTAGGAGGAAGAGAGTTGGTGGCGGCAGAACCTTACCCACTGTAGTTATAAATACTGATACACACGCTGATACAAGAATGAGCAAAGAGTTTAGAGTCACTATAAGGAATGCAGTTGACTCTATACTTGTGAATCATATAGATTTAGCAACTGGGGAAAATATAGGTAAGGACATGAGACTAGTCGATTCTGAGATTAATTTCCTGACCTTGATGAAAGGTATGATAAGGGCGTCCGGACATAGAAACACACCTTTCAACAAGCACATGTTCTACATCGAACTCCTCAAGTTTGAGTACTTCATAACAGAGAGAATTAGTCAGGGATTCAGACAAGTTACTGTCAACGATCTAGATGACTTCAGACTACCAAGGGGTCATTGTGATAGAGTTAAGTACCTAAATTCAGTCATAGGAGGGAGAACTACAAAGACTTCAGGGGCTGAAATGAGGCAATTTCTGGAAGGGAAAGGTATAAACCACACTATGCTTTCTAGGTCGAATTATATACTCAGAAAATTAAGTGGAACATATGTTAGCGGATTAATCAATACAAGGAATCTATACACTAGTCTTAACTCCGTAGCAAAAGGCATAAATTGGATTCTAAATACTTATAACTCCTTGATAAAGAATGTTACTGATGAAATAGAGATACGACACAATAGGGAGTCAAACACAGTAGGAAACTTATCACTTTTAACTCCAGTTGAAAGTGCTAGTCTAATAGTTGCTCAAATCAAAAATGATGTGTTCATTGGTAGTGAAATAGCCAACCTGAATTTAGAAGAAAACCCGAGTTACCGAGAGATAGTAGCTAATCTATTAATCGTACA